GAAGTCAAGGGTACAGTTGACTATCAAGCTCTCTGTGTTGCATACGGTATCACAGAAGAAGTTCTCAACACCTTCCGCAAAGAAGGCCGTGCTGACATCCGCGTTACCCCCAAGAAGTAAATTTAATGCCCCTTCGGGGGCTTAAAGGAATCATCATGAACTCATTCAAAATTGCAACCAACCCACATGCTCCCAAGCACATCATCGTTACTGAGATCAGCGACAAAAGACAAATAGGTGAAGACTGGATTTGTGGCCACGACTTTAAATCATTCGAGCAGGCTGAAGAGGTAGCTACTGCGGCCAGTGAGTTTGCAGGCATCGAATACATCCCAACAGAGAGCAACGGATACTTCGAGGTGATCGAGGCCCCTAAGGAGCTCGAGCCAGTGTCCTACTACTTTAATGGCGACTCATATCCATGCGGATACATCAAGACCATCAGCAAGACGCTCAAGAAGATTACCACCACCGAAGGTAAGGTGTTCTACCGTCGCAAGCGCTCAGGCTCTTGGATGATGGGCCCATGGTCAATGATCCATGGCCACCACTACGAACAGAACCCACACTTTTAATTAACAGCCCCTTCGGGGGCGTAAAGGATAAATCATGGAAGACATATTGATCAAAGCAGAAGACGGTGCCAGAGTTGGATTAGATCCTTGGGAAGATGGTGGTGTGTGGCTTTATGTGGCCGTTAAAGGTAGTTCAACAAGCTGTGTGATACCTAGAGACCAAGCTAAGTTAATGCTTGAGGTTTTGCAAAATATTCTTGAAAAGGAGATAGCATGAGAAAAGATTACATTTACACACCATCAGGTACTGACATAACAATCCGTTGGAGAGCTAACGGATGGATTCCACCCAGTGAGTTACCTGAGTACCAGGCTAAGTGGAAGTATTACCAGGAGTTGCCCATGCGCAAGTTGGATGACCATGCCAAGCAGGAGTATGAGGCAGTCATGCGCAAGGCCAAAGTAGCGAGGGTCAAATAATGGGCTTTCCATCAAGAATATCACCCACCAACAGAATCCGCGAGCAAATCAATCTGAGGGATTTGGTTGACAAGCATGGTTTGGCTCTTCCGATTGAACCGAACTTTAACGAACCTGAAGAGGATATTGTGGATAGTCCACAACTGGCCATTCATGCAAATCTTTATGTGTTCAGTGGCCACACGTTGGGTAACCTCGTGGATGAAATTGTTGAATTTACCTATCAAGAGACATTCAACATGATCAAACGAAAAATGCAATTTATGGATGAGGCGTAATCATGGAAAAGAAAGAACTGAGCCCTTTGGCTAAACAACTCCTTGGTGGCTCAGGTCATCTCGAAGTATTCACACAAAGTGAGTTTGACGACGCTCTGGCGGTTGCCAAGGCAGAGATCATGATGGTGGCCATAGAGACCACCAAAAAGGCCATCTTCATCGAACGTGAGGCTTGTGCTGACCTTGCCCTCGAATGGAGCCAAGAGGAGCTCTCAGAGGCTATCCGCAACCGTATACCATCACAGAGGCAATAACATGAAAAAGTTCATCGAAGATATGGAAGAACGCACAGGCATTCACTGGGGGCTCATGATGCTGTATTTGTTGGCCGCCGCAGTGATTCTCATGGACATGTTGGTGTGGAGGCCAAATTGAATGACATAGAACGCATCATTGTGGACACCAACAAGGTTTTGGAGAGGATTGAGCCAAGGGTCAAAAAGTACTTCTTAAAGCTCACCAAGACCCATGGACAAGCCGTAAGCATCAATGTATCGGCTGACTTAGCAACGAGCATGTTGGCCATGGTCATGCTGATGGCTGAAGACAACGGCCTGAGCAAAGAGCAACAATCCGACTTCCTCAGCGGGATATACAGAGATGTCCTAGAGAAGTACAAACACACTCTAGCAGACTGGGAAACAGAGAGCGTTATCCTCAGAGCCAAGACCAACCACAAGGGATTTACCTGTAGACCGTTGGATTAGGGAAACTACCTACAAAATAAATGTTGACACAACAATCTAACTTTGAGTTATACTGTAGTCACTGCAACGGAGCAGGTTTATAACAAGGAGTTAGAAATGCAAACAAATTACAAAAAATGCGTAGAACTAGCAAATGCAATTGATGCTAAAACAATCCAAGCAGGTATTGGCCCTGTTACAGATTTAGGAGTTGATTGTGAGAATGTTACTGATGCTGAAGGTAATTTTTGGGCAAACGACAATTCAGAAGAATTTTGGGCGAAAGTTTTACTTTTAATCCCTGCATCAGCAGGTATGCGTATCGCAGAATCTGGCTTAGAACCAAATGATTTTGGCATTGATTATTAATCGGAGATCAAAATGTCACACATCGCAGAAATTGAAACCAGAATTGCAGGCATCCCTTGCATCATCGGAGTTAAAAGCTTTGAGTCACAAGGCGGTAGCTACAGTTATAACGCCGCAAGCGATTACGACTACTACGGTTACACTGAGATCGATTGGGAAGTCTTAGACCGTAAGGGTTACAAGGCAGATTGGTTGGCTCGCAAAATGACTTCACGCGACGAGCTCATGATTGAAAGCGCAATTGTTAAACACTTCGAAGAGGAGCAGGAATATGAGTTTTGATACATTTAAAACCATGAAAGAGACATACGCAGAGAGTGATCACACTCTCATGGACAAATTGGTTAAGGACGCGCTCGAGACGCGCCCAATGGTGGCGTATTGCGACTACATCGCGTACCAGATCCAAAAAAACCTCAAGGCTTTGGACACAATGCATGACAAGCTTTTGGCAAGCGTGGGTAGCATGAAGTTCGATGTGGACGAGGAGGGCAACTTTCGCTCCACTAAGAAAACCATCCACGTCGAGGACAGATACGGTAAGAAATACACAATCACAGTGGAAGAAAACAATGGCAACTAAAGCACCAACAAAGAAGGTCGCGGCGAAAAAAGCGCCTGAGACGGCCGAAAAGACATACAGCATGCCAATGGAAGTCCACGATTGGATAGAGAGGGCAAACTCGATCATTAACCACCAGAAGGGGGAGATCGAGCGCCTCAAGGCAGAAATCAAGGATTTGAAGAGCTACAAGAAATGGGCCGAGCACCGCATATTGCGCAGTGATCAAGAAGAGTAATAGAATGAGACTGCACAGCAAGTGTGCATTCTTTGCAGTTGCTTTGGGTAAGGCAATACTTTAGGGAGAGCTAAACACTCTCCCTTTTTTTTATTTACTGAAATATCAACAATAAGTTACACTCTGGGCTAAATGCGCTGAAAGTATCGCGCGAAAGGAAACAGAGATGACAAAACGAAAAGATCCATCCGAATTCAAACCGAATGGAAGGCCATCAAGCTACACAATAGAGAAGGCAACAAACCTTTGCATAAGGCTATCACTGGGAGAGAGCCTACAAGGAATTTGTAAGGACGAAGACATGCCAAGCCAAGCAACGGTGTATATTTGGTTGAGAGAACATCCAGAGTTCTTAGAGATGTACACGCGTGCGCGTGAAGAGCAGGCTGAGACTCACGCTGACGAAATCGTGTCTATTGCAGATGAGACGCCTGAGGTTGTGCCAGTGTTCGACAAGGAAGGGAACCAGATCGACGTCAAGCTTGATTCGGCTTACATCCAGTGGCAGAGACAAAGGATTGATGCACGCAAGTGGAATGCGGCCAAACAGCGCCCACGCAAGTACGGAGAGCGCATCACGCACTCTGGCGACGATACGAACCCTGTGGTGGTAGAGAACAACATGAACGTGTTCGGCGAGCTCCTCAAGGCCATCAAGATGCAAAGGCAAGCCGAATGAGTGTCGTTGACGCGATACTAAACGACGAACCAACTCTTTTTGAAGAGTTTAAGAAACTCACCCCTGTCAATCAGATAGCCTTCAATTGGCAGATGAAGTGGCTCAAGGCGGCCCACAAGCACCAAATCGAGCCCGCAGGGGATTGGTGGGCCATCTGGCTCATGCTTGCAGGTCGTGGAGCAGGCAAGACCCGCGCGGCGGCCGAGACACTGGCGGCATGGGCATGGAACCAACCCAACACACGATGGCTCGTGTCGGCCCCTACCAGTGGCGACGTCAAGGGCACCTGCTTTGAGGGCGATTCTGGCCTGCTCTCCATCATCCCCAAGGAGCTTGTGGCCGACTACAACAAAGCCCTTCACGAGATCAAGCTAGTCAATGGCTCATTCATAAAGGGCATCCCTGCATCAGAACCTGAGCGTTTCCGCGGCCCCCAGTTCCACGGAGGATGGTTGGACGAGTTGGCCGCATGGGAATACCTGCAAGATTCATGGGACATGATTCAGTTCGGTATCCGATTGGGTAAGCACACCAAGCTGATTTGCTCCACCACTCCAAAGCCCAAGGACTTGATCCTTGACCTCGTGGGGCGCGAGGGCGACGACGTGGTGGTGACCAAAGCATCGACGTACTCGAACATCGCGAATCTGGCTCCATCGTTCCAGAAACAGATTCTCCAGTACGAGGGCACAAACCTTGGCCGCCAAGAGATCCACGCCGAGTTGATCGACATGGAAGAGTCAGGCATCGTTAAGCGTACATGGTTCAGGCTCTGGCCCGACAACAAACCCTTTCCCAAGCTCGAATACATCATTCAGAGCTATGACTGCGCGACATCGGATAAGACATACAACGATCCCACAGGATCGATCACCATGGGCGTATTCAAGCCCTTAGACGGCGGCATGAGCGTATTGATCCTAGACTGTTGGCAAGAGCACCTGCAATACCCTGATCTCCGCCCCAAAGTGCTCGACGAGTACGAGGTTGTGTACGGCGAAGGGAAGAACAAAAAGCTTGTGGATCTGGTTCTGGTGGAGGACAAGAGCGCAGGCATATCGCTGATCCAAGACTTGCAGAGAGCGCACCTGCCTGTGCATGCGTATAACCCTGGCCGTGCAGATAAGATACAGCGCCTATCCATCGTGGCCAACATCATCAAGGCAGGCCGAGTGTGGATACCTGAGTCGAGCAAACGCAAAGGGTTCGTAAGGGACTGGGCCGAGGGCATGGTGAGCCAAATCTGCTCCTTCCCTGAGACGGCTCACGATGAGTTTGTGGACTGCATCAGCCAAGGGCTAAGGTATTTGAGGGATGCGGGATGGATCAGTATTGATGCACCCCCAAGAGAGGAGATCGAGCTCGAGGACATCACCGACGCGGAAATCTTCAATATGAGAGGTAGACAAAACCCCTACTCAGCGTAGGGAATAGTAATTTGATTACTAGTCAGAAACCAAATGGAGACAACATGGCAAACGACGGCTTTATGTATGTGGAAGAGAGTCAGCAGACTTACAAAAGGGTTGTGCACCTCGATGGAGTGCGAACGACGGTGTGTGAAAACCGATTCGAGATTACCGTGCAACCTCATTGTGAAATCTGGGAGCAACTTGCAGTCCAACAGCTTAGAGAATGGATACGTTGGAGGAAAGCCCAAGAGGAGTTGCAAAACACTCGGAGTGTGCCAAGGTGATGGGCGTTGCTCAGATTGTCCGTCAATAGGATAATGGCGCAATGAACAAGCCTAAGCACAAATATCCACATGCTCATGCCCATGAACAGGCACGTCTCAATGCCATTAAGACATTGGGCTTGCATGAACATAACACGGCTGAGGACAGAGCTCGAGCCCTTGGTTTTGACTTAAACGAAAAGCTTTATCACGGCACAAACAGCGAGTTCCCCGCATTTGAAAAGCATCCACGATATGGTGCAGGCACTTACGCTACAGAAGACCCAGAGATCGCTGACATCTATGCTATGGGTGAACGTCGTGAAGGCAATGCGCATCCGAATGTGGTGCCAATTGTTGCTAGGGGTAAAAAGCTTACCGTATCGGACTTGCACCCTGAAGATCCTCATTCAGGTGGATGGTTTAGGGATAACATGGCCAAGGCCACAGGCATGCCCAAGACTCGTCGCATGGAAGAGCAATTGCCAAAACATGGCTATGACCGCCTTCAGATCAATGACATGTCGGATTTGGGTGGAGTGCAGACACAACACATGTTTCCTGATCCTTCAGTAATACGCTCACGATTCGCCGCATTCGATCCTCACAGAGTCCATGAAAACGATTTACTTGCCGCCAAAGGTGGTAAGGTTCCTTCAGTTGCTCAGATGAAAATAGAATTGAAAGGGCGCGAGCTCCCAGTGACAATGCATCCCATCGAGCAACGCGAAGGCAACCAGTTGGTGCATGTCAACCCCAACACATTCGACAAGGCTTTCCAAGGCACGGATTGGCAGTATGTAGGTCAAGGCGGTAAGGGCGGCATCGAGGGCCGCTACAACCGTTTTGGTGACTTTGTAAAGAATGTTCCATCAATCAGAGCCAGTAACGCAACAGTCAACAAGAATGGCTCAGTTGTCTTTGGCGATGGCCGACACCGCTATGCATATTTGAGAGATCAAGGGCTAGAAAGTATCCCAATGTCCATGGACAAAGAATCAATTGAGCATGCCAAAAAACACGGCTATTTGCATGAAGCTAATGGTGGCTCAGTAATGGGCATCAATGTCAAGTCAGACACCAAAGCAGGCCGCAGATATGCCGACATGATTGTGGATGGCCACAAGACTCTTGAGTCACGCAATGGCGATTCTTTGCGTCCATATGTAGGTAAACGAGTGGCCATTGTCAGAACTGGTGAAGGGCCTGCCAAGGCAATTGGTGAAGTAACCATTGGTGAGCCCATGGTGGCCAACAAGAAAAAGTTTCGGTCACTGGAAGATAAGCATCATGTGCCAGAAGGTTCAGCCTTTGATATCAATACGCCAACAAAACACTTGTATCCCATGCATGATCCAGTACGTTACAAAAAAGAAAGAGACGTAGGTCATGGAATCATAGCACGCAAGGTAATGCATAAAGCCAAAGGTGGCATAGTATCAATGCTACGCAAGCATGGACGCCCAGTAGACAGCGACTTAGATGCTATGAAAAAGATGAGCAATGGTCATAGAGTATTCATAGCCCATGAGCAAGATGAAAAACCTAGAGAGATTACATCTGTAAGTGAGATGCATGGTTATACCCCAGATCAAATATACACAATAGACCCAAAGCATTTTATGCAACACAAAGCAATTGGAGGCTCCATGCAACCACAATCAGAACCCACACTAGCTCAAATGCGCGTCACATTAGCAAACCGTTCAAACCCCAACTTGATGGATAGCATTGGAGTGGATGAAGTGTTGGACATGGATCCAAAGATGTTCATCAACCCCGACCCCAAGACGCCAGGCATTCCTAGCGTCGGTGGCGTATCAACACCCAAGGGCTTGCCTATCGGTGGTGTAGACGTCAATCCCCAGATGGCAGGCCAACAGCTTGTCAATCCTCCTCCACAGCCACCCCAAGCACCACAGCCTCCCCAAGGCGGCGCTCCCAGTTCACCCACTGGCGCACCTAGTGGCCCAACGCCTCCCATGGGCAACATGTTGCAAATGACGCCTCAAGGCCAAGCCTTGAACGCAATGTCTGCTCCACAAGGCCCCAAGATGGCCGACGGTGGCTCCATCAGTGATATGGTTCGTCAGCGCATGATTGCTGAGGGCAAAATCAATCCCAACCCTGCACGTCCTAAGACTGACAGGCGTCCGTTTGAGAACTCAGCACAACGCAACAAGCGCATGCCTGCAAACTCAACTTATCCAGAGTCAACAGAGCCAATGGATAAGTTTAAGCAACAGGCCATGATGAGATTGGCTCTTGCACAACGCAATAAGGTTCCACACCTTGCAGATGGTGGACAACCTGTTAAGGGCGAGAAGTACCTGACCACCAAGAACCCCAAGCGTATCCTGTTCCCCGCAGAGGGATACGGCGACGTCAAGGGAATTGTTGTCCCACGCCATATGTGGCACGGCAACGATAAGGTCAAGGGCATGAAAGAAATCAACAAGGCTCGTGCCGAAGTCTATGGCCCAGAGAATCGCAATCCATTGACTATTGGTCAGATTGGCCGCATTCACAAGAACACACTGGCAGAGCACTTCCAAAAGCCTATGGAGCAACAGCTAGAGGACGAAAAAAACGCGCTAGAAAAGCTTAGGAAGGCCAAACACATTGGGACTAAGGCCAACACCTTGGATGAGAGCGAAAAGCTCGACACGGTGCGTCATGAGTACGATGACAGGGGTCGTTCGCATGTGGGCTATGCGTCGAAGGGAATCGCAGGCCATGCGCTGTACACATCGGGACATGGTGAGAACGAAAAGCATCAGATCTTAAACACCTGCCCTGGCCAAACTACAGGGTGCGGAGGCGGCCACGACGAAAACGGCATTGTGGACACAAGCAAAGGCACCTGCTTTGCACCGAATGCTGAGTCCCAGTATGTGAACGCATCGATCCGTAGGGCAAGCCATGAGCAAGCCAAGCACGATCCCGCAATGACCAAAGATTGGATTCTTGCCCACACTGGCTCACTCAGACAAGCATCACAGCAAGCTGACAAGAAGAACCAACGCTTGTTGTTCCGTCCCAACGTGGTGGACGAGACCGACGTGTCCTCGAGGCATGTATTGCGTCACTTGAACAAACAGCGTCAAGCTATCGGCAAGCCACCAATCATTGCTAACAGCTATGGAAAGACCAATGAGTTGCACGATCCTGAAAACGGATACTTTGTGACCCATTCAAATGTTGGCCCCAAGGTTAAGCATGGCTCATCGATCTCTGAGAACATTGCAAGGGACAAGCAACGTATCAGATCGACCGTTGGTGCGACCGACGCCAGTGGCAAGGACTTTGTCAATGACGACGGCAACAAAACGCCTCCAAAGAACTCATACATGGTCACTGACGTCAAGCGTGGCTCACCCATGAGTAAAGTTATGCAAAGAGCGCTGAAGTATGCCAAGTACTGGTCAGCAGGCCGTGAAGACCATGAGATCAGCGACGAGGAAAAGCAAGAGGGCGAAGATGGTCACTTTGATGGCAAGGGCCGACCAACTACTGAGGACAAAGCGCACTTTGGTCACATCACCTTCAATGGCAAGCGTTATGACTACCAAAAGCAACACATCCTTCACCCACGCTTGGTGCAAGTCGGGGTGAACAAGGATGGTACAGCGCACATGATTCCAACTGATTCACGGTTCAAGGACAATGAGTTTCTGCCTAAGAATCGGTTCATGACTAAAAACGGCAAAGAGGCGGGCGCCATTTTGATGACTACGCCCACTGAGTCAACAAGCAGAGTCGGCCATCACACCTCATTCACTCACCACGTCAATCCAAGACACATTGACTATGCAATCCGCAACAATGGTGAGTACGAAGTCGATCCTCCTTTGCAACAAGAGTTGGCTTTGGGCAAAGAGTATGTGCCTCCCCAAGAGATCAAGATCATGAAGAGACCCAAGAAGTTTGCTATGGGTGGATCCGTAAACAGTGACGACGATTTGGGTGCAGATGACTTCTTGGCATTCCCAGAGCAAAATCACCACGCGCAAAGAATCCTAGCAAAACGCATAGGTGTGAAGGACAGCCATCAAGTTGATCCGATCCACTACTACAGAAAAAAGGCTAAATAATGAGTGACGAAAACGACATCAATGTTGACGAACAAGAAGACGGTTCAGCCGTTGTTGACATGCCTGAGATGGAGGTAGATGAGTTACCTGATGGATCGGCTATTGTTGACATCGATGATGGCCCTGAGTTCAACCCTAAGTTTTACGACAATCTGGCTGACTCAGTTGATGCAGGCACATTGTCCGATTTGGTGTTCCGATACATGGATTTGCTCGAAAGCGACAAGCAAGCTCGTGAGCTAAGGGACAAGCAATATGAAGAGGGAATCAAGCGCACTGGCATGGGCAACGATGCCCCAGGGGGCGCCACCTTCATGGGCGCATCCAAAGTTGTGCACCCCGCCATGGCTGAGGGTTGCGTTGACTTTGCCGCTCGAGCAATCAAGGAAATGTTTCCACCTGATGGCCCTGTTAAGTCAAAGATCATTGGCAAGCAAGACGACCTGAAGGCGGCCATCGCTGACCGCAAAGTTGACTTTCTCAATTGGCAAATCACTGAACAGATCGAGGAGTTTAGGGATGAGCAAGAGCAACTACTCACTCAGCTACCTCTTGGGGGTTCTCAGTACTTCAAAATCTGGTTTGATGAGGAAAAAAAACGACCAGTTGTCGAGTTCTTACCCATTGACCGAGTCATTCTGCCCTTTGCGGCGACCAACTTCTACACAGCTCAAAGGGCCGCCGAAGTCCACGAAATAACCCAGTATGAGTTCGAACGTCGTATTCGATCTGGCATGTACCGTGACATCAGCTACATCAAGGCGTCCGAGTCTATTGATCAAAACAAGGTACAGCAGGCCAACAACAAGATTGAGGGCAAGCAGTTTCAAGAGAACAAAGACGGACTGCGTGAGGTTTATCACATCTACACATGGCTAGAGTTAGATGACGACAAATTCACCAAAGGTAAGAGCGCGCCCTACATTCTCATGATCGATAAGCTAGACAACGAGGTTGTTGGCTTGTATCGCAATTGGGAAGACAGCGACAAGACAATGACCAAGTTGGATTGGATTGTTGAATTCAAGTTTATTCCTTGGAGAGGTGCATATGCGATTGGTCTCCCTCATCTCATTGGTGGATTGTCCGCCGCCCTCACTGGTTCGCTTCGTGCACTCTTGGACTCAGCCCACATCAACAATGCGGCTACCATGCTTAAGCTTAAAGGAGCCAAGATTAGTGGGCAGAGTCAGCAAGTCGATGTAACGCAGATTGTTGAGATCGAAGGCGCACCAGGTGTCCAAGACATCCGTCAAATTGCGATGCCAATGCCTTTCAACCCACCCTCTCCAGTGCTCATGGAGCTCTTAGGATGGCTTGACACGGCAACCAAGGGGGTAGTGACCTCCGCAGAGGAAAAGATCGCTGACGTTTCTGCACAGGCCCCTGTGGGCACCACGCAAGCGTTGATTGAGCAAGGCGCTCAAGTCTACTCAGCTATCCACGCAAGGTTACACGAGTCACAAGCAAGGATCCTCAAGATTCTTTGCAGGTTGAACCGTTGGCACTTTGACGACATGCAAAAGGGAGACGTTGTTTCCGACTTGCAGATCACGCGTGAAGACTTTGCTAAGAACACCGATGTGGTGCCAGTATCTGACCCACACATCTTCTCTGAGACTCAAAGGATGGCACAGAGCCAAGCTGTATTGGCTTTGGCTGAAAAGCATCCCGACCAGTTCAAGATAAACAAGGTGATCGCTCGTTTGCTCAAGCAAATGAAAGTTCCCAATATAGATGAGTTGATGAACGATGTGCCCGCACCTGAACAACGCACAAGCGCTGATGAAAACGCGGCATTGTTGATTGGACAATCTGCATACGCATATGTTCAGCAAGACCATATTGCGCACATCCAAGACCATTTGCAATTTGCTATGAACCCATTCTTGGGTCAGAACCCTTTTGCAGATCCCGCTTACCTCAACAATTTGATCGAGCACTTAAAGCAACACATGACATTGTGGTACTTGAACCGCTCTAACGGTTACGTTGAGCAAAGCACTGGCAAGCCTGTGGATAACTACGAGAACCCCAACTACACGCCCACCATTGACAAGCTTTACACGGTCATTGGTGCTCACGTTATGTTGGATACGGAACAAGTGTTCCAACAGTTTATGCCTTCGTTCCAAAAGCTTATTGCAATGGCACAACAACGTCAGAGCACACCTCCACAGTTGCCACCTGACGCACAAGTGGTCAAAGAGACAAGCATGGCTGAGACACAACGCAAGACTCAGAAAGACCAAGCAGATTATCAAATTGCACAAGCCAAGTTGCAAAAAGATATGCAAGAACACGCGCTCGACAATCAGACGAAGATTCAGATTGAGAACGCAAAGTTGACGCATGAGACCATTAAACAAGTGGCTCAGGCTCAAGCACAGGCACCTCAAATGCCTGTGAATCCGATGGCGCAAGCCAATCCTACTAACACTGAACAAGGAGCTCCAAATGGCATCTGATAAAGAACAGAAAAGCGTGAATGTGCCTCAGCACAAGCGTCTTGCCCAAGGCGAAAAGCTCGATGGAACTAGCATGCAACCCAAGGGTGGCAGTGGTTCATCAAGCCATAAGTCTGGTGGTTTAGAACACGCGAAAAAGAAATGATTGAACAGTTGATTCACCGAATCAAAATACGTCAAGTCGAGTTACAAATGTCCCTTGCCCAAGGGACACCAATGACTTGGGAGGCGTATCAACGCATGGTAGGAGAGCATCAAGGGTTGCAAGCAACCATGGACATGATCGACAGCATGCTAGAAGAAGAGAAAAATTTAGATTAACCATGCGCTGAAAAGCGCGTACATGCACCTGAAATATGGTGTGAAGGAAAAATATGAGCGAGAAAGATCCAATCCCTACAATCGAGGGACAAGAAGGAGTGTCAGATCCCCAAGAATTGGCTTGGGCATTCCCCGAAGTTAAGCCAGGGCAAGCCCCATTCGGTGGTCGTGTGATTATCCAATTGCGTCGCATCAAAAAACGCGCAGGGCGAATAATCATCGTTGATGAAACCAAAGAAAACGAAAAGTGGAACAACATGATCGGTAAGGTCGTGGCTGTTGGCCCTCTTGCGTTCAAGAACCGAGACACTATGCAACCATGGGCTGAAGGCTCTTGGGCTGAAATTGGTGACTACGTTCGCGTACCAAGGTGGGGTGGAGACCGTTGGGAGCGTCCAGTTCCCAATGAGGACGGTGAAGATCCAGTACTTTTCATGACAATCAACGACCACGAACTGATAGCAAGGGTTACAGATGACCCACTATCGTTCAAAGCCTACGTTTAAGGGGTAAAAAATGGCT